GCTGTCAAAAGATTCGTCCATTATGTCCTCATCTGCTGTCGCAGCTTTCCCCTCGTCGGATTTAAGAATTGAAGCCTTAGCATCAAAAATGATCGCGTCCCGGTTCGACGGAATCGCAACAACCCCGGCGTTCAAAAGCTCACGTCGAGGCGTGCCGTCCTTCTTGGAACGGTCAGTCATAAAAGCGACCGACACACTGCTAATGTGGCCCTCTTTAATCAGAGTGCGAACCTCTTGCGCCTTGGGAGTCGAAGCGAAGGTGGCATCCATCATCAGACGGCCCTCATCATCGAAATAAGGCCGGAAACTACCGATAGTGCCCTCAACGGTCATGTTGTGGTCAATGTCCAGTGGTAGCCGTCCGGGGAGCGGTTCAACCCATTCCTCGCGGGACAAAACATCGCCGTCACGATCAAGCGAAGGGGTAGACAGCACGGCAGTAAAACCGCCATGCGGCTTACCGGTGTCAGAGTCCTCAACAACCGCGTCGATAGACTTACGCTCTAAATCAAGCGTCATGTAGTTCATGCCTTTCATGCTGGTCACGGACGGCTATTTCCACCGCTCGCAAAATGTCTTGCCAGTCGTCGGGATACTCCGCGAACAGACGCTCAGCAACATGCTTAATGTCTTTATCGCGGCCTAGCTCGCCCTTAACGCGCCGCAAATGTTTAGGCTGATCGCTGGGCTTCCGTGGCCCAGGAGGGGCCGAAGCCGAAATTGGTTTAGCCGGTTGACCCATCAGACCCGAAGGCTTAGGTTTCAGCCGGGGAACCGAAGAAGGTCGGCCATTGTTCATAGCGGCAACCGGGGTAGCCGCAGGCAAAGCCGGTTTAGCATCAGACGAATCCGAATTATCTCCACCGACCGGACTGCCAAGCGGCTGCATCGCCGAGTTAGCGTACAAACCGTCAGCTTTAGGATCGCTTGACCTGTTCAAGCCCATCAACTCGCGGTACTCGTTAGGGGTCATGCCGCCAGAGTTAACGGCTGCCTGCCCCGACTGCGACCGGGTTTCCCAATCGCCGCGAATCACATCGTCAACAGCGAAACGCATCTTGTTCTTACGCGCCCAATACGAACCCACATACTTGTCCATCACGGACTGGATCAACTCAATGGGAGGGGCCATAGTGTCCCGGTAAAAGGCTCTCATCTGCGCCGATATGTTAGAAAACGTCGCTTTATCCAAAATGTGAACGATAGGTGGGGCGGTGTCGTAAACGCCGCACACTTCCTCCCGGTTCAAATGCCGGGACTCAATGAACTGCATTTCGATAGCGGTCAACTGGAACGCCGCCGCCGTCACCCCATCCTCAAGCACCAACGCTTTACCGGCGTTACTGGAACCACCGTGGGCCTGCTTAAAGGCACCAGCCAGCCGTTCCCGGCCAGCCTGACCCAACGCCTTATCGGAGGTAAGCACAATGTTAGGACGGCCAGCATTGCTCCACATGGCCGCAGTAGCGTTACGGGAAGAATCCTCGGCGAAAATTGTAGACCTCAACGACTCCATGCGGCTAAGGCCGCGCTCAACCCGCTTAGGGTTGAACAGTCGGAACGGCACCACATCTTCCTGCGGAAACCGAACCAACTCGGCAGCCACCCCGGAACCTGCCTGGAATGTGTAGCTGTACCGGTTGGTTTTAGGATCACGAATCACCGCCACCCGCGAGGGGTGCATCGGCATGAAACTGACCGGCATACCGTTATCGTCTTTCACCATCGCCAGATACGTTTCACCGTAAATGTCGATAGTGGTCTGAATCCAACCATAAAACGAATAGTTGTCTAGGTACTCGCAGGGGTTAGCTATAAGAGCCGCATACCGCGATCTGGTGTCCCTAGACCTAGTATCGCCGTCAATGTCCCACACATCTACAGGGAGCCGCGCAATGGCCGCTGCACGCTTGTCTATGACCGTCCGAACCCACGGCTGCTTGGCGTAAATCTCACCAAACAAAGCAAACTCGCGCTCAAGCTGCAACCCCAACGAATCCGGGTAATAAAACGAAGTCGTCAGATTAGGTGCAATCTCAGCCAAAGACTGCGGAGCCAACAAAGGCACCGTATGGCCGTTAGCCAGTAGCATAAGACACCGCCAGGGCCGGATCAGCAGTCACAACCACAGCCTGAACATACGAAACATTGTTACGGTCAATGAACAACGGGCTGGAAGCCTGCTGGCCGTTCACCCGAACGTCAACGAACTCGTAGCACCGCGCAGTGCAGCCCACCATAACGCCGTCAAACGGCGGCGAACCATCCTTGGGAGTAACATGAAACCGCTCCTTTAGGTGCGCCTTAAGCAAATCTTTGCGAAACAAGTTAGGGAACCTTCCTTACAAAACAAGGATTTCCTCGTTTTCATAAATGGAGCGGGTAGTCTGACCTCGCGTGTACCAGGCATTAACAGCCATAACAGCGGCGGGAACAGCATCAATACGCTTAGCGGCAATAGCCCGGTCAGGAATATCCGGGCGAATCAAGTTAGGGTCATACGGGGCGACACGCGCCTCGCACGAATCAAAACAAAACCTTGCCAACGGATTACCGTGATGCCGGAACTTACCCTGCATCGTCATTTCATAAACCCGGTGCATACCGTCACTCATATGGGCAAAATCATTCTTATAAGCGAAGATTTCCCGCACATAAGTACGCGACTCAATCTCTTGGATAACCGGATCAGAAGACCACTTATCGGCATCCCCACCCTGAATACTAAACCGGCGAGAATCAGCCTCAATGTCGGCATAAACGCGCTGAAAGTCCAGCACGTCACCATCGGTGACCGTCAACCAACCCTGCTGAACAAAATGAGTAAACCTGCCGCCGTTAAGCCGGTTAAGCTGATCGAACGCCGTTTCGGGGCACCAGAACCGCCACACCGCATCCAACGAACCATCCGGGTTAGGGAACACATAACACAAGGCGCACAAGTCCTTGCGTGCCGCCAAGTCGAACCCAAACCAGCACTCGCGGCCAGCGAAAGCGTTCATCGTTTCCGTAGCCGTCCCATGCACCACCCCAGCGGCCTCATCCCAAACGTGCATCTTCATCCACCGCACCGTCGAGTTCTGCCACTGGTTAAGCCGGAACTGCCGGAAACCCATCTCGGCTATCGGATTGTTTTTAGCTTCCATAGCCTGCTTACGCATCGCTTCCCAGCTTAGGAACGTACCCAAAGCCGGGTTAGCGTGCGGCCAAAACTGCTCGTCAAACGGATCAGCGTCCATCGGAGTGTTCCGAATGTAAGTGAAAACGTGCGGGGCGCGATCCGGTTCCTCGGAAACCTTCAACATTTCCTTGTGCATCTGACCGGCGAAACCCTCGGTGTCCGACCCTGCCGTAGTCGAAGCCACCATAAGTGGCTGGCGACGGGCACCTGAACCCATGCCGGTTCGCATTGAATCCCACATACCGCCGTTAGGCCACGCCAAAATCTCGTCAGCACCCACACCGCTAGGGTTAGAACCAAGGGCCGACTGAGCATCAGCCGCAATAACCTCGTAAAAGCTGTTTGTTCTGGCATCAAAAATGCGTTTCTTGTACTCGGTAATCTTTAGGCGTTTGCTTAGCACCGGAGAGAACTTCACCATCTGCGCCGCAACATCAAAAGCTAACGCAGCCTGCTTACGGTCACGCGCCACACCATAGATTTCAGCGGATTCCTCACCGTCAGCCACCAGCAGATACAGCATAATTCCAGCTAGAAGCTCGGTTTTCCCGTTCTTTCGGCCAATTTCGATCCAAGCAACTTCAAAACGTCGCTTATAACCGAACTCGTCCGACCACACTGTGTCACCGAAAAGCGGTCTAACAATGTCGTCGCGCTGCCAATCCTCAAGCACAAACCGTTTACGGGCATACAGTCCCTTAGTGTGTACCAGGATTTCCTCAAAGAACGCTTGCGCTTTATCCGCTCGGGGAGCGCAAAAATGGTCGCCCATTCCGGCGCACTCCACGCTGTCAAAGGTGTACCCGCAAACCTCCACAAGCACACCCCCCTTAGCCTCAACAACTACGACATTGCTTCCTGTCCGATAATCTGAACCGACACCGAAGCAGCGGTAGCCGTAGTGTTGGTCACCGCAACCGTCAAAACATCTGGCCGCTGACCCTGAATTGTGTTAACCAGCGGAAACAGGTTGTCGATTGGTTGATCTACCGGGTTGTTAGCCGGAACGAAGATCGAATACACGCACTCCCCCGACAATGTAAAGCCGGAAGCAACAGCATCAATCTCGGCGAAACTGTTAGGTGCCGAAGCGTTAGCCGCGAAAGTGGGCGACGTTAAGGTAATCGGGGAAGTCGGCGTAGATACGAAAATCTCCACGAACACCGGCTGCGTCGAAGTGACCTGCAAGCGGCGAGGCAACAACTGACCCCTATTGATAATGCCGATAGTGTAGTTTTGACCTGCGACCGGGGCCGTACCCAAAGCCCCGCCAGTAACTTGATTCTCTAGCGTCAACACCGTCGCAGTATTAGAA